CGAATAGGCAAACTGAAGAAGGAGAAGAAATGAGCAAGATTGTTTTTGATGGGCAAGAGATTACACCGCGGGAAGAGGACTTGCTGATCGCCGGAGCACTGACGGTCACAAACATCATGGGGGTACACCCGGTTCTCAGGAACACCATGAACGAAATCGCCAACACTCTCATCGGAGGAACGATGGGAGAAACAGCCACCCAGGAGCGGGTCAACGTCTGCGAGGGGCTGGCCCAGGAGATCGCCCAGGCGTTCCTCATCGGAAAGGGGATGAACGTCCAGGCAGTTGACAGGGAAGGTAATCCCGAGCAAGATGAAGAACATGACGAAGGAATATCAGTTGTACCCGAAGGAGAGGATCCCGAAGCCTGATTGCCCGGAAGGGACAGCATGGGGCTCAGAGGCCTTCCATGAGGCCATCGAGCGCAGCACAGCAAAGCAAAAGCAATTCTACGCATGGTACAAGCAGAATCCCGCACACTTCCTGAGAGATTGCGTCAAGATCGTTGACAAGGCCGGGAACCTTGTGCCCCTCGACATATCCCACCCGCACTATCGCAGAGCCCAAACTTACTACGTCCAGAACTATCTCGACCAATGGTGGACCACGGGCCGAGTCAGAATGGTGGTGTTGAAATGTCGGCAATGGGGAGCGACCACCACAACCAAGGGGCTGGATCTCCACAAGATGATCTTCTCTGAGTTTGCCTATTGCATGACGATGGCAGACGACCGCAGCGGCTCAGAGGGTGTCGTCGGGATGCTCCGGGAGATGTATAACAACCTGCCGGAATGGATCAAACCAGACACCAAGAGAGAAGGTACGAGCCTCATTCAGTTCGACGGCTTTCTCAGCAAGGGGCTCGAGGATTATCGCAACCGTTCATGGATTCGGGTCGATACAGCCAGGAACCCCCACGCCGGCCACAAGTGGACGCTTCGCAACTGGCATGGCACAGAGGTCGCACGATGGGGGGCAAGGGCGCAGGAGGTGCTTCTAGGCGTCAGGAACGCTATCACGAAAGAGGGGAAGTCCTGCATCATCCTGGAGTCCACCGCATATGGATGGGGCGGGGCCTTCTTTGACGCATGGCAGCTGGCAGAGAAACCTCACACCCAGTACCGGGCCATCTTCATCCCGTGGTTCGCAATCGACCAATACAGGATAAAGCCTGGCAGCGATAAGTTGGGGAACATTCAAGGCAAGGTCACATGCCCCCTTGAGATGCAGCAACTCATTGATGAGGGGAGGTACGAAGAGGCTGGCCTCGATGACGATGAGATAACTCTGGTCAACGAGTTCAAGGACCATCACTTCGGACCCATCGACGCAGAGCAAATCCTGTGGAGAAGGTTTGCCATTGACGACGATGCCGGGGGCGACCTCGACTCTTTCCACCAGCAGTACCCATCGACCCCGGAAGAAGCCTTTATCGTGTCTGGGTCGCACACCTTCAACTCAAAACTCCTGCTGGAACAGATGCAGAAGTGCTGCGACTACGATGACCGCACCGACTATCAGTTGGGCGAGATCCTGGAGGTAGAGCAAGAGGACGGAACATTCAAGCCGGAGTTCAAGGAGACAGCTGGGGGCCGCATAAAGATCGGGGCTCACCCGGAAGAGGGGCATGAGTATATCGTCGCAGTAGACGTGGCCGAGGGGGATGAGAACCCGGCAGGCATCGAGGTCGTGGAGAGAAAGTCAGGCAGGGCACCAGACAACACCAGCATCTACGTCAAGGACCGGCACACCGGCAAGCAAGTGCTCGACGCTACCGGAAGATTCACCACATACGATGCAGCCGACATGACCCTCCTGATAGCCAGGTATTACAACGAGGCCGTGATGGTCCCGGAGATGAACGCCGGCTATGGCACCGAGATCCTCAACACCGCCAAGGAAGAGAACTACCCAAACATCTACGAGCGGCAGATATACGACAACTCCATCATGGAGTACACCACGCAGCAGGGATGGAAAACATCGTCAGCCACCAGACCCCAGATGATGTCCACCATGAAGAGGGCCATCCGACGAAAAGAAGTCAAGTTCATGTTTACCGATACGGTGTCCGAATTGATGACGGTCGTGAACAAGAGGCTACCGTCCGGACGCATCCGTGAGGAAGCCAAGGGCGGCAGAAAGGATGACCGTGCTTTCGCAGCCATGATTGCAGAACAGGTAGACAGGGAACTCCACGAGGTCGCCCGACTGGAAGATGAGAACCTTGTAAGCAAGGTGCCGCCTACCCACCCACACTATTGGATGTGGAAAGATGTGCATGAACATGACAACCTTGACAAGGTATCCCAGTTCTCAGAGCCCCTTTAGGGGCTAAAATTACCACTTGCCAGCACCACCACCCAACGGTAACCTGTCTCAGAATGAAACACCCTTGAGCGAAGGTGGATCAGAATGGAACTAATCGTGGCAATACTCGCACTCGCCGCAACGTCAGTCGCAGCACTGTATACAGTCCATAAGAGCATGAAAGTGTCTCATATTGAGACAATGGCCAGGCAGGACTATGACTTGTACCGGGTAAAGGTGGAAAGCGATCTACGCACAATGCAGATCGTCGATGCCAACCGGGACCGCCTGCACCAGCAGAAGATGATGCAGCGCAATGCGGAGGTGCAGTATGACCCTTCCAACGAGAACAGCCCTCTGGGACGTAGGCAGTCCCTTGAATCAGAGCTTGGGCTTAGATCTGAACAAGAACCCGAGCCGTATCTCCGCGAGCATGCAGCTTGGGGAGGAGATGGGGCCATGGAAGAGTTCTTTGGAAACGATGGCATCTAGCGAGATTGCATCGGAGGATTCATTGATGTCGGCATTTTCGCCAATCGAACTTGCGATATGGATGTGAGCCATGCCTGATCCTAGACAGGAACAGAGCCGCATACTCAATGCCCTGGAGAGCGAGGAAGCATGGAGGGAGCAAGAGGCCAGAGCAATGGCCAACCCCCTGGCATCCAAGAGAAGGAGAAGGGCGGTAGACAATATCGCATCCAGCCAGGACTCCAAAGACGCAATATACTGGCAGTCCCTCGGCGTAGATCCCAACATGGCAGAGCAGATCGCACAGAAGGCGCAGCAGTTTGACAACGTGCCCGAATGGTGGCGAGTCAGCGTGATGAATCAGGCCTTGAACCGGCAACCGGTCGGCAGCACATCCCGCACGGCCCCGATTGACTATTCTCAGCAGGGAGCATCGCCAGGCCCAGGGCAGGAAAGTTCGGGGAGCGAGAGTTATAGCGTCAGAGTCGAAACACGAAAGCCCGGGAAGATGGCCCCCCATCAGCGAAGAGATACCTGGCTACCAGATAACTACGGCGACGATAAATTGAGCAAAGCCATCGACGCCATATGGGAAGATGAGGAACTGTAATGGCCTATCAGTGGACCCAAAGACCTCAGAAGCCGGAAGAGTTAGCGTGGTGGCAGAAGTTGGCGGCACCTGTAGCGAGTGTCGCAGGGGCCATTGGTGGCGGCATTGGAGGCTTCGCTCTGGGCGGACCCGTGGGGGCTGGCATCGGTGCGGCGGCAGGACAGCAACTCCTGGGCGGCACCACGGCGGCTATGGTAGGGAGCCCGCAGCAGGCACAGCCTAACTACGGCGGGATAAATTGGGGCCAGAAGCAGCGGCAGGCCCAAGCGATAGACCAGATGGCCGGCCCACAGGTGCAGCAGATACCACAGGCGCAACCGACCCTGGCTATGGAGACACAGACCCAGGGCCTCGGGGCATCACCAGTCAGCCGCTACGGACCGCACGCAATCAGCTCGGTGCAGGGTGCAAACCCCTATCAGCAGACAGCACCATACATCCCCCCGGGAATGACATACGCACCGTACACCCAGCCCCAGCCGTGGGATATGCCGCCAGTGGTTAGCCCATACGGGGGATACGCATAATGCAGAAGGGCTCATACCTGGACCATTGCAAGAACCTCATCCTCGCTACCGAGGAAGCGAAAGAACCGCACGCCGACGCATGGCAACGCAACATAGCCTTCTTCAAGGGCTTCCATCACTCTGGATGGCATCCGGTATACGGACTACACCCGAAACTCAAGCATGAATCGTGGCGAGTCAGGCTGGCCGTAAACTTCGTCCGCACCGTTGCCCTTACCCTCTCAGCCAAACTGACGCAGAACCGCCCCCAGTGGACCGTCCTGCCAGCCACAAAGGACGATGACGATAGGGACCGAGCCCGACTGTGCCAGATGTGCCTTGACTATGTATGGGAGCAGCAGAGATTGCAGCCCAAACTATACAAGGCGGCTCTCTGGTCGGTGCTCACAGGGCAGGGCTACTGGGCTATATACTGGAACCAGAACGCTGGCCAGCAAGTGGGGATGGACGGGAAACAGAAGATTTTCACCGGGTTCCCGCAAATCGACGTGCCGGCACCTTTCGACATTGGTATCGACCCTCTCGCAGAAACCATCAAGGATGCAGAGTTCGGCTATCGCATCCGGCTGGTGAGCATTGATTGGGTCAAGAAGATGTACGAAAAGACCGTCAAGGGCGACGATCTCGGCAACTCGGAAGTATCCGGAGAAGTGTTCTCCCGCATGCAGATGTCCTCCATCCTCCAGAGTGCCCAGTACGGCGAGGCTCTGAAGCGCAACTATGTAAAGGTGGTGGAGTTCTACGATACGGCGGAAGAGAAGTATACCATCTTCCTCCCCAAGCAGAAGATCGTACTCGCCAAGGGTGAGTGGAACGGGCCGATCCCATATGTCCAGTGCCGCAACATCCCCAACACAGGCGACATTGAACTAGGCGGGAAGGTGGGCAGTCACCAGTCCCTTGGGGAGACAACCCTGAGCGATGTCATCCAACTGCAACGGGTCTTGAACCGCAGCGTCAGTCAATTAGTCGAAATCAGCAATATGCTGGCCTTCCCGCGCATCCTCGCCAAGAAGGGCACTATCGACCGCAGCACGCTGATAGATATGCCCGGTAGCGTAGTCGAATATAGCGGACCTACCCCTACCCCGTTCCACCTTGGGAACGTCCCTGAGTGGAGATTTAGGATGCCCGACCAACTCATCGGGTTCATGCGTAACGTGAGCGGCATCCATGAGATCTCATACGGCGCATCCGTGGGTAACATTCAGTCGGGACGTGGCCTGGCAATCATGGCCGAGCAGGACGCCACAAAGTTCGGACCAGTGGCCCGCAGTCTAGGCTATATGGTCCAGGAGGCAGGCAGCAAGATCCTCGAGTTCTGGCGCAAGTACAGCGATGCTCCTACTACCCTCAACGTAGTGGGACGCAACAGCGAACTGGAAGTCACCGAGTTCTTCGCAAGCGACATATCGAGCACCGATGTATGGGTTCAGCCCGGGTCCACCTTCGCAGTCTCCAAGGCTATGCGGCAGGACCAGATCCTACAGGCATGGCTATCGGGTCTGGAGAAGGACGACCGCAAGATCAAGAGGGCCTTGGAGTTTGGCGAACTGGATGCCGTCTATGGCGATGTCAACGTCCACAAACTCAAGCAGCGCAGAGAGATCGCAGACATGATCAACGGCGGTCCGGTGCCCCAGGTGCAGCAGTGGGAAGATAGCCAGACCCACCTCGAAGTCCTGACCGAGTTTATGAACGGGACAACCTACGAGCAACTTGACGAGTTCACTCAGAAGAAGTTGCAGCAGCACTACCAGATGCACTATCAGCAGTACCAGCAGGACATGATGGGCCAGCAGCAGGCAGCAGACCAGAGAGGCCAGCAGGCAGCTGGGCAACTAGGAACCCTCATGGCCGGTCCCGGGGGCCAAATGGACCCCGCAACTCAGCAGTCACAACTGCCATCGCAGGATACCCCTGACAGAATGGCAGAGTCCTTCCCGGCGATGGGTGCCGGGAAAGTAACCGGAGGAATGAGATGAGCGACAAAAACCTGAGCGATGGCGCAACGGCAGCAGTCGAGGCCGTTACTGAACTAACCCCCGACGAAGGGGCAGCAGCAGAGGCCCCGGAAGTCGATAACAAGGAGTATGAGTACCACGAACTGCCGGCACCAGAAGTCGCAGAGGAACAAGGACCGGACGCAGGCCAGATGGCCGCGGACCGGACCAGGTTGCAGCAGGAGTTGCAGCAGACCCAAGGGTCCGTTGCCGATCTCACTGCCAAGCTCAACGAAGCGATTCAGGCCAACCAGAAATGGCAGCAGTACGCGGAGACTTTGCAGCAGGGAAGTGGCGGCGACGATTGGGGAGATGAGCAACGCCCCCGTCAACAGGCCCTTCCATCCGAACTGGACCCGGTGAGCCAGGCACTCAGCCGCATCGAAGAGATGGAGAATCGCCTTACCCAGCGCATTGGTGAAGTGGAGATGCAGACCACCCAGCGAGATGTGCGGTCACAGGTGGAGGGAGCCATTTCAGCACTCGATGCAGAGCATGGAACATCCGAGTTCATTCGCGGCGCAGAAGTGGCCCGTGTTCTTCAAGAGGCCCGTCGCCAGGGCAACAACACCATGACCATCCCCCAGGCGGCGAAGCGTGCCTATAAGAACAAGGTGGAGTGGGCAAGGAAGAACAACCTCATGCAGAGAAAAGAGAAACCAACATCGCCACCACCGTTCCCGCAGGGTCCGCAAGGTATGCCGAACCCGCAATTTGAACGAGGCGAACCAATCAAATCCAGAGATGATCTGCCCAACCGCATAGGCGACCTGATCGACCAGATCGGACTCGTCTACCCGGAGAGTGGTGAAGGCTGGTAGAAAGGAGTAAGTCATGTCAATCATTGGACAAGGTATTTACAATGGTTCGAGTGCCTACGGGTCCGTTACGGCCCCGGCAGCAGCGTTCCAGGCTGGCGTCGAAGCGGTTATGACTCAGTTGACCCTCGACCTCACCAGCATCATCCAGAACGAGATGCCCGCGTTTGACGTGTTCAAGGCCCAGAAGGTCACATGGAAGGGTCGAGAAGGCGTGGTGCCTCTCAAGATCGCGAACCCCGGTTCCTTCTCTGGTGTCTCGGAAGGTGGCACGCTTCCCGCTGCTTCCGCTTCCCAGTACCAGGAAACCAAGTTCCCGCGTCGCTTCGGCTACGGCCAGATGGCTCTCACCGGGCCGGCACTGGCAGCTTGCGACGGCAAGGGCGCACTCGTCAACCTGTTGGCCACCGAATCGGAAGGGCTCATCGACTCCGTGAAGTGGAACTTCCAGCGCATGCTGTGGGGCGACGGCAGCGGTATCCTCTGCGAACTCAAGACCTATGCGGGGGGCCTTTGCACCATCGAGTCTGTAGCTGGCGACCTCACCAACTCCACGGCTCCTACAAACACCTCTCGGCTCATCGAGAACATGAATGTTGTCGGTGCTCTCGCAGCCAACATCGGATCTGCATATGACGCGGCTACCCACTGGGCATCCCGCATTGACGATGTGACCTTGGATAACAAGTTCACCATCAACACAACCGACCTTGTAGGCATCACCCCTGCTGACAACCAGATGGTCATCTGTGGTGACACGGGCGGTGCCTTCTCCTACAACAAGGAGTTTACGGGGCTCGGGTCCATGCTTTCCACGGTTTCCGCTACCGCTCTCCAGGGCATCAAAGAAGATGACTTCCCCTTCTGGGCCTCCGGGCAGCTGGACTTCCAGAGCAGTGGCAACGATGTCCCGATGGACGACACCCATCTCAACCGCCTCGCCCTGTACCATCGGCAGCGGAACCGGATGAAGGTCGCGAACTGCGCCATCGCCCATGTCGCTATGGAAAACGAGTTCTTCAAGGCTGTGGTGGGCGACCGTCGCTATGCCAACAAGAAGGACTACGGCCTCGGATTCTCGGACCTGGCTTACTGCTATCAGGGAACCGACATCCCCATCATGTACGATGACATGGCCCCCCGTGGCTCCATCCTCTTCCTCGACAAGAAGATGTTCTTCTACGCATGGCAGAAGCCTCTGGGGTGGGTTATGACCCAGTTCAACGGCGGCTCCATCTTCCGGCCTGACCCGAACAACACCGACCAGGGCATCGCTGCCTACGGTGCCTACGGGCAGTTCGCAACTTACAATCGGCGGGCGATCACGCAGGGTTCTGGATTCCAGTACACCTACGACTTCCCCGCATAAGATCGCCTCGCTCAGGCGAATGGGGGGTGGTCCTCATCTTGGGGGCCATCCCTCATAACATGGAGGATGACATGAAAATCCGCACCTTTATTACGGCCTTCCTCATTCTGGCGTTCTCCTTCGTGAGTACCGCCCGGGCAGAGGTAGACCTGAAGAACATCGAAGAACAATTCCGTTATCAGGGGCAGCATGTCTATGGGTTCGACTTCTCGGCCCTAGTCACTGCCTCTAGTTGGCTTGGCGAGATCAAGGGTAACCACGGCTCCGTCATCAACGACACCGCTGCCGGGTGGGTGTTCTCTGCCATCGGAGTTACCGTTGCGACCCCCATTACAGCGGTATCGACCAACATTAACACCTTCACGTCCGGTACGGTGATTCCTTTGGATGCGACCAGTAACTCGGTCACTATCCCGATTACCACTGAGCCGACCGCTGGTGACACCCTAACTTTTGTGATCACCAACAATGACAACTTCATACTCTTCGACTCGACCTCGACCTATGCCCACTGGGGCACAGGCGACCTCCAGTTCACTGACTCCCTCGGGAAGGTGTTTACCTTGACCGCGGTGGTGGATGCTGCTTCGGATGTGAAATGGGCGGCTTCGGTGGACAATGATGTGGAGTATGGAAATTCCATCATCAATCGGGCAGGCACGTTTGGCATCAGTCAATCTACCTCGGCAGTGAAGGTGGCGGGCCGCACTATTACTGTGACCTCTGGTTCCGGTGGAGATGCCGTCGATGCTGACGCCGCAGCCGGTGCCGGTGGTGGACTAACCCTGCGTTCCGGTACTGGTGGTGCTGCTGTAGGCGACCAAAATGCAGCCGCTGGTGGTACTGCCACCTTCCAGGCTGGGAATGGCGGCGGTGCCGGTGCAGCCGGTGAGACTGGGACCACGGCTATTGGTGGTCGCGCTGCTGTTACGGGTGGTACTGGTGGCCTAGCCAACGATACCGTAGCCGCCTCCGCTGGTGGGGAAGTCGATGTTACTGGTGGTACTGGTGGTGCGGCTGGCACGTTCACTGACCCTGCCGGCGACGGTGGTGCGGCAGACGTTACTGGCGGTGTCGGCGGTGCCTCGGGTGTTGCTGGAGTAGGTGGTGATGGTGGCATTGCCAGTCTGACTGGTGGTATCGGTGGCATTGGTGACGCTACCCCACAGGATGCCGGTGCTGGAGCCAACGTAGCCGTGTCCGGTGGCGCTGGTGGAGCAGCGGGAGCTAACGCCGGTAGTAACGCTGGAGATGGCGGCGATCTCTTGCTGAACGCAGGGGCCGCTGGGACCACTGGTATTGGTATCGCAGGAGTTGCCGGAGATATCAGCATCGGTGTGACTAACTGCGTAGACCTGAGCCTAGCCGCTACCGACGAGATCGACATTACGACGACTGGTCGGCTGGACATCAATCCGGGGGCCAACCTCGACATCGACGTGACCGGCTCCTATGACATGCTGGCGTCTACCACGTTCAGTATCGACGGGACCGGGGCATCCAATGTCACTACCGATTCTGGCGACCTGACTCTCGCATCGACATCCTCTGGAGATGTGGTTATTTCCACCAATGCTGGGGCCGGAGAGGATGTGCTGGTAACCGCCGAGACTCTTGCCGTAACCGGCGACTTCTCGTACACGGGGTTCAAGCAAGACCAGATTATGTTCTCAAATGTGTTTCTTACTGGTCCAACCTTTGTGCCAGACCTGACCGAAGGAACGTATGACCTTCCAGCAGGGCAGACCGAGAGTGCAATCATCTACCTTGTCGGCCTCAAGGCTGGGGATGACATTGCTTCTGTGCGGGTCACCGGGTCGCAGACATCTGCTGCTGTTGCAAACGACCTTGACCTGACCGTGAAGATATGGCGTTCGACCATCGGGAACCCGGTTACAGTATCCCAGATCGGGGCAACCTCGACGGTAGAGTATGTGGCCAGTGCTGCGCTCGACCAAGAAGTCGATACGAGTGCGGATGCTGACGGTATCGTAGCGTCTGATTCACAGTATTTTGTGACCATCGACGCAGTAACCAACGGAACCTCGACCCTGACCCTGATGGGTGCCGAGTTTACGTTGGACCGGAAGTAGGAGGCACCATGCGTCATCTGCGAACCATCCTCGTTGCCGCTATCGTCCTCGCCTCATCGACGGCATACGCAGAGAAGATTCACGATGAAGATGGCAGCATAGTAGACTTTAGCGACGGGAGCATTACCGTTGGGGTAGAGGTGCCCGGTGGCGCAGCATTGGCCACAGCAGCCCTCCAGACGAGCGGTAACGCTATCCTCGCTACTTCAGATGCATCGCTGTTGGCCACCACAGCTCCACGACATATGGAGTTCCCCCTCGTCGTCCCGGCGCAGTCGATTGTCATGTTCATGGGCAAGACGGGTGCTGGTAGTGGCGATGTATCAGCAATGATGGACGGACATTATCACTAGGAGAGAGCAATGCAAGCAGATATGCTACTGACCGTAGCGACCGACAACCAGAAGTCAGCGGCCTACTGCGTCAACGATAGGTGCCACGGTGCCATGATCGTGATACCGGCCCTCGAAAACCCAACCGATGTGGTCCGTATGGAGATATATCACGGCCCCCTCTTGAGCCCAGCCCAGGGTAGCAACGCAGCCCTTGCAGCGGACGAAGATACCAACTGGTCCGAGGTGGACGTTGACATCTCTACGGGCGGTGGGGTTATCTCTGCCGTGACGAAGGATTGGATTCTCCGTGGGCTGTGGATTCGCATTGTCGTGGATACCGCTCAGACATCCAACCGTACCTTCCAGATTATTTGGTGAGAGAATGACCTACAAAGAGATGAGAAAGTTCTGGGGCCCTGGCCACAACAACTACTATCCTAGCGAGTCTTTCGTTAGGGCTCTTTCGGGCACGCACCCGAATGTGGTTGTGCGTTGGTGCAATGACCGTCAACGATGGGAGTTGCTGGAACTCATCGAGAAGCAGGGTCCGGCAGACCGACTTATCCTGGACGGTGCAGAGCGGTGCGGACGTGATCTGTACCTCATGCGTATCTGTTGGTGCGAAGTCGAAGATCCTGACCCGGATGCCATCGGAGACTATCTTCCTCTCGGACACCACCTGTTCCAGAAGTTGTATGACCGGGATGTGCAGGCTCAGGGTGGAGAAGCACAGTTCCTCGCCAACATCCGGGCCGAGCGGCAGAAGGTAACGGACGACAAGATCAAGCAGCGCAAGGACTGGCTGTATGACTTCTCGAGAAGTGCGGCCAGTTATTTGCGGAAAGTTCCTGAGCACATGAGAGGGTACTGAGATGACACTAGATGAGGCACGGGATCTTGCGCTAACACTGTCCGGGGCTGAGAGTGCAGTCGGTTCCTACCGGGATGCTGTGGTGACGAAGTTGGTCAACATGGCCCAGAGGATGGTGTGGACCAAGATGGTTCAGCAGGCCCGGGACCGCCTCACCACCGACCTCTATCTCACCTACACCGCCAACTCCGACACCGTAGCTATGGTGACGGCCAGCGTGTCTTTGCATAGTGTTGTGTGGGCAGGGAAGTTGGAGGACAGTGGAACGCTGACCGACTCCAACCGTGCCCGGCCTATCTTCCCTGCGCCGACCGAGGACATCGAAAGCCAGGGGCTCTCACAGGGCGACCAGTGGATTCCCCCTGAGTATGCACGCTACATATACGCGGTAATTGGCGATAGGGAAATAGCCCTCCGGCCCATCCCCACAGAGGACATCTACCTGTTTATACGATATGTCGCTTATCCTGCTGCACTCGCCAACGATGCCGACAACCTGCTGGGCGGCGACCTTGTGGCCTTCCATGACCTGATTGTGTTGCAGACCGCTATGCTCTTGGCGCAGCGCACAGGCCGCATGGTGCGGGATCTGGAGCAGCAGTATTACCGAACATGGATGACACTGGTGGACAGTCTGAAGGGATCGACTCAACTTCCATCGGGGGTGCGCCATGTCACCGAACACTACGACTAACGTACAACTCACCCGTCCCTCTGGGATCAACGGCACACTTGACGCCACAAAGCCCTGGGAGTTCCTGATGAACCTCATGCCTACGGAGCGCGGATGGGAGTCCGCACCGGGCCTTGAGGACACTCCGGGCAGGGTAGAAACGAAGGGGCAACTGGCCTTCATCTCATCATTCTTCGATGGCGAACAAGAAGTCCTTGTGAGAGCTGGGGTATCGAAGGCGGCTGACGAGTCGTTCCTCATCTACCTGACCGTGGTGGATAGCAGTGGAGCCTCAGTTATCGAAGTCAACTCAGCAAGCGACGATGCCCAGATATTGAGCGGGGCCGCTTGGCGGGACGTGGGGCAAATGTCGGCTGCGTCCCTGAACGGGAGGCTGTTTTTCTCGGCTGGCGGCGATGGAGTATGGGTTCTGTCTCGCAGGCTCCCGCCCAATAACCCGATCGCTCCGACCGTAGCGAACTTCGACGTGACCCCCTACAAGCTACGCAAGATGCACTTCGGCAGGGGTGTCAATTCGGCCAACTGGCCATACCTTGAGCGAGTACCTTACGCGGGCGCACCGCTGGCACTGAGGCGACTGACCCCGTTTGGGGCACCGATCCTTGAGGCTCACAATCAGAGAGTGTTTTACGCTGGGTTCAAGTTTGGCCAGAAAGTGACGTTCGACCAAGCCCTGAGCGCAGCCCAGAGATACTTGATGCCCGACCATCTGGAGTCAGAGGCGACCATCACTGTCAATCCGCAATTCATCATATGGACCGACCCGGATGACCCGTTCAGCATCGGGCTCCCCAACTTCATCCAGATCAATACAGCCTATATAATCACGGCCCTGGCGTCATGGCGGGACAGGCTCATCATCTTCACAACT